TCGCACCGCATAATCAATCTGGCGGCGACTCATAGCTGTTATCGGGCGAAACCCCCTAACATTGCGGTCACTGATTGCGATTCACAATCAACAAATCTGCCTACACGCGCAACGCCGAAATTAACATCAATTTTTTAGGAATTCCAGATTTATCTTAATTTTAACCCCTCAGCGCGCGCTCGTATCCCCGCCACGCCTGCCGGCTTTATGCAGAGGTTTTCATGCACCTGCATGACATAAGCAAAATCCCGCCAGTTCTGGCGGGCTTCAGCGAAAACGCCCCTCGAACGATCATGCGATATCATGCAGCATAGACATGCACTTCTTGCTTTGCCGATCCTTAAGTTTGTCAATTGAGCCCGTATAGGCTCTTTTACCCGGAGCGAACCTTAAAGGGATGCGTTACGCTAGCCTGTCTTAATGCGGCCTTAGTTAGATGATCTAGAAAAATCACAGTACTCAACGTAGTAATCGCACAGTACAATACATAAAATATATAAAAACTAGAAAAAAGGCCATTGACTAACCAATATTCTAGTGAATATACTAATTCAATCGACAGTATACCCTCTAAAATATTAACGGGACATGATTAAATGGCTAATACTAACTGCATTACTGTACTTACTGCTCGTGGCATCACTGAGATTCTGAGCACAGGAGGAAGTCAAGCATGGAGACTTGACGCCAGCCATGCTGCTAAATACGAATATTTAGTTTGTGTACAAAATTCGAAAAAAGACTGGGGATCACAAGAAGCAAAACATCACCATGCATTCATGGTCGGTCGTATCTCGGGAATCAGCAGGGCTCCCGAAAATCCTCACCGCTGGATCATAAATATCAGTTCTTATGCTGAAATTGACATCCCAGAGCAATGGGATGGTAACCGAAACCCCGTTTCTTATCGCAACCTCAAAGATATTGGCATCGAGACAAATAAACTGGAATTCAAAGCTGTTCCAAAATTCGCTCCAACGAATTTGAACGTCGAACAAGCGGGTGATGAGTATGAAGATGAAGAAGAAAATGTTGTTAAGCCGTTAACACTTAAAGAGGCAAAAGCTGGGCTAGCCTTATATTTTGGAGTCAATGAAGAAAACATCCAAATCACCATACAAGGCTAAGAACTCACTACACTCGTTGTTCAACGTTGCTGGCATAAGATTCAAGTTCTCAAGCCAGCAACGTTCCTGGTTCCTACTGCTAACCGGGAAGATCCATCGAGCGGCCATTTTCATGAGCACGAATCTTCGCCATCAACTCGTCCGTTAACTCAGAAACCCACTGGATAGCCAACCGCTTCTCTTCGTCGTCACATTCACTAGCCGCTACAAGCTTAATAAAGAAATCAATACGCTGGAGCTTTAACGGCTCCAAAAGATAGTCCTGCATCTTCCCTCCTAACAAAACAACTGTATATAAACACAGTATACAGCCAGTCTCTAAATGTAAAATGTTTTTTCTATCTTTCAAGCAGATGGCTAAAATGCGATCCTTAAAAAAGAAACTCAAATGAGGCATAAGATAATGCGCAAAGCATGTATTGAGCTTATGGCAGGAATCAATACTGCGTGTCTGTTGGCAGGTGAGCTAGGCACTGGCCGCTGCCTTTACTTGGTTGTAGTGATGGAAGACATATTTGGTAAACCTACAACAGAACAATGGCTAAAATCCTTGAGGCTCTGCGAGGCCAAGGCGGCTGAACTGAAGTATGAAGTTGCCCGCATTCGCGGTAAGAGTCTGGCTGGCTTGTAACCCTTCAATCTGAGGCGCCTTAGTACCACTGGCGCCATTTATCATCTTCCTGCAAATGCTGATCCGGATAAAACAGGCGTAGCCCTGCTCCAGACGGGATACTACCGCCACGCAAAAGCAGATCCACTTCCGCATTGCTTGCATCAAATCCTCTGGAACTCAGTTCTGCCTCAAGCTGCAGGCGCTGCTGCTCCGAAATACTCTGTTTGTATGCTTTTTTCCGCTTCGGTTTTATCAGTCTTAACCTGGCTGTCAGCTCCCTGCGTTCCTTCTGGCCCATATTGTGTAGATAATCCTGCAGTTCCTTCTCGTTCATGGTTTTAATATCTGGCAGATCTCCCCCTGTCTGGTTCAAATTTTCAACAGGGGGACAGTTATTGCCACGAGTCCAAGGGGCGCAAGCGCCCTGGTCGGCTGCCGCCTCCTGAACGTCAACAGCTTTACGGACCATTTTCCACTTCACCGCGTGCGTACAAATCTTGCCCTCTACAATCGGGGACCAGATGCCATAGATACGGATACCGTGATCGCCGTAGGCGCTCGGCTCGTCGTTAAGCTCATATGCTGTGCGGACAAGGTGATGTTTGCGGGGAACCAGCACACCGCCCTGCTTCATGATGTAGGTGGCAAAGCAGCCCGCATCTGCAGCCGCCAGTACCGCATCCAGACGAGGGTTATCCAGTACCGGCGCACCTGCTTTACGCTCGCCCTGCACTCTCGCCGCCTGGCCTGCCAACAAGCGCAGCTCACGGTAAGCCTGACGCCCCGGAATACCAAAGAAACGAAACTGCTGGACACGATGTAGGGAAGCCCAGGCGCTGACATGCTCGGCGCTGTCGCGCAGTGATCTGCCTGCTTCTTTGCTGATTTCTTTAGCCAGCCCGCGCCCGTCGATGTTCTTGCTGATGTATTTGGCTATGTAGCTGGTCGGCGTGCCCTTGCGCGGATTGATAAGCTCAGACTTGAAGCGCGGTCCGGTGTTGTTGCCCAGTTCCTCGCGGTCCTCACGGATAGCAAACTTGCGTAGCAGTGCGGTGATGGATCGGCGGTCTTTTTTGCGCATAAAGCACAGCAGATGCCAGTGCACGGTGCCGTCATGGTGAGGTTCTGCAACGCGGACGCCATACCAGCGCAGCCCGGCCTTGTGCATTGCCTTGCGAAAAGCGGCGAACGTATCAACCAGATAGTCACTGCTCTGCCGGACAGTGGCACTGGTCCACTTCGGATTAGGTCTGCCGTTGTTAAGGGTTGCATGGAAGCGTGACGGGCAGGTGATGGTATAAAACACCGCGCAGTCTCCGCGCATTTCCGCGATCAGCTCCAGCCCCTTAACACAGGCCATCATTTCATTACGGCGGTGTGCCGGATTGCTGTTGCTGGCATTCACCACATCTTCCATGTCCAGCGTATCGCCATCTTCATTGACCAGCTCATGCGAGCGGAAGAACTCCAACGACTTACGGCGCTGCTCGCGTTTGTGGATCACGGCTTCATAGCTGACATACGGGGACGCTTTCTTGTTGACCATGCAGACAGCACGCAGCTGTTCCTCCCACCACTCGCAGCGCATCTGCCACAATTTTCGATACCACCAGCCCGCGCACATCATACGAGCCAGCGACGCCGGGATCAGTTCATAAGGCACCGGCTTGCGGCGGTGCTTTTTGCGGCGTAGCTTCTCAAACGCTGGCGGGATGACCTCAAGCCGCATGGCTTCGGCAGCAACCTTTTCCCATGCTTTACGGATTTCTTCGGGCTTCACCTCGTCGCTGACAAACAGATCACCGCAGACGGCATCAAGGCACATGCTCATGTGTGCCGCAACCAGCGTGGACAGACGCTTAACCTGATCCTGATTCATTTCCGGCAGGACCAGCAGTCCCTCCAGCCCGTCATGGCTCGCCATAAACCGGAAAGAGGCAGACACCTGACTTTGACGCACTCGCTCCAGCCGCTCAAGGCACGGCCTGATGGTTTCACGCAGGTAACGGGAATAGGCTTTTGGACGGCCCAGGCTATGGAAATATTTAATTCTCTCCAGCAAAGGCTTGCTGATGTGGGACGGCATGGCGTTAACGTCAGCCAGAATAACCAGATCGGGATTAAAGCGCTGTTGCTCGCGGGCCATTTTGGCGCAGCTAATCAGCCGGTCCTGTTCCAGTTCGCGCTGGACAGGATCGCGTGACTCATTGAAGAAATAGCGTTCCCAGACCTCATCACTCAGCGCTTCGCGGCGCAGCTGTTCATACTCGTTATCCGCAGCGTAAAGAGTGATCAGGTTTGAAAGCGCGGACTCCGGCGCAACTTCCGCCGGGTCCAGATACGGGTTAACCGCTTTTTTTGGGGTATTCCATGGAAAGGCCACGGCGGTCTCATTCGAGCCGCCGGTGGTTGGTGCATGATGTGATGTGAGTTTACTCACTGCCACGCCCAAACCTCAGTTTCTACTGAGACATCAGGACCAGACGCCACATCAACACCAAACCAGCACGCTGCTTTTGTGGCGATGATTTCAGTTGCAGACTTACCATCACCTGCAGCCACACCCATGCTGCGCTTTGCAGTGATACGATGGCGGGTGAAGTTACGATAAAGCGAACGGGTCAGGGATGTGTCGCTGTTGGACACGATAACCGGATGGCCTTCTGATGACCGGTGCTCAAGAATAGACGCCAGATGATACTGGTCGTCATCTGTAAACCCGGCGGTGTGATAGCCGCTAAATGTACCGTCATACGGCGGATCACAATAAACAACATCACCCTTCTGCAGCAGCGCCAGTGTCTCGTCATAGCTGGCGCAGATAAACGTTGCTCGTTGTGATTTCTCAGCAAAAGTCTGTATTTCATTTTCAGGGAAGTACGGCGATTTATAATTCCCGTAGGGCGAGTTGAAGTGACCGCTCTGGTTATAGCGGCACAGGCCACGATAACAATGCCTGTTGAGATAAAGAAACATCGCAGCACGCCATTCAGCAGGCCACTGACGATCATGATTAAATTCTTTACGAATACCGTAGTAATTTTCTGCGGTATTGTTTTTTGAAAATAATTCTTTTGCAATTGTGGTAAATAAATCTGATCCGCTTTTGATGACGCTATATAGATTAATCAGATCGGGGTTAATATCTGCGACAAGATAATGAGGATAGTCTGTTGCCATCATGACAGCACAAGAACCCGCGAAAGGTTCAACCAGTCGCGGGCCAGCAGGCAGGTGCTTAATCAGTTCCGGCATAATGGCGGTTTTATTTCCCGCCCATTTCAGGATAGTGCTCATACAGCACCCCCGTTGTAGTGTTTGCCTTTCAGCTCTGCGATTTCCTGACAAGTGACGCAGCACTGCACGCCCGGAATGGCGCGGCGGCGAGCTGGCGGGATCGGCGCATCGCAATCAATGCAGAGAACACGGGAAACGCCCGGCGCTTTATTGCGGGCGGTGTGGATGTGGCGCTGGCGTTCTTCTTCAACGCGCTGCTGTACGAGGTCCATTGAATCAGCCATCAGTGGATCTCCTGCGCTTCGTTCTGAATTTTCACCGCTTCCTGACGCAGCAGTTCAGCTGCTTCCGTGTGGTTAAGCTGACGTGACACGATACGGGCAGCCAAAGAGTCCAGACGCGCAGCCATCACATCTGCACGTCCCCGGCGTTCTTCTTTGCGTGCCTCAGTCAGCAGCAGGTTGAGTCCAGCATCATCTGGTCCTGTTTTAGTGGTACGGGTTTCAATATTTCGCATAGTTGTTTCTCCTGAATTTGGGCAATAAGAAGCCCGGCGGGTTTACGCCATTAATTTCTGTTATGGATTAAATCGGCATGGTTAGCCGTTTGGGAAATAAGCTCACCACTGCACGAAAATGATTCATTGCTTTAACCAGTTCCCGCTTTTCGTCAGTAGTCAGATCACTAATATCGACGCCGTGACGTTCTGCCGGAATTTTTGCCATATAAAAAATGGCTGCCAGGGCCCGCTCATTCTGCTTATTATTTACATCGCGAGGATCGCGCATATCCTTAATAAACCTTTCAAGTTCCGGCTCAATATTCAGACCAAACACTTTAGCCCTCAACTCTGCAATATGGTTCAGCCCATCCAGGCGTTTTCCGGGGCTTAATGGAACAGTCGCCGTAGCGCCTTCAATAGCCATGGTTTCCCCTGTTTGGTAGTGGTCAGCTCTGCCAGCAGTTCGTCCTGAGAGCGTGACGGGTGCCAGCGCTTACCGTCTTTACCTGCTATCCAGCCGTGACCGAAATGCATGGATGGACTTTGCTTAACGAGCAAAGACGCTAATGAAGGTTCTTTAGTCAGCATAACCACCTCAGATCAGACCGAACGAGGCACCGAGGCCCGTCACGGTATCCACCGCGCTTGCCATCGCCGGGTTAGCCTGTAAACGCGCCTGCATGGAAACGGCAGCCAGTGCCATCAGGCGGGTAACAGAGTTAATGCTGCTGATAACCTCGCGGC